ATATCATTCATAGGGAAGAGAAGCCGTTAGAATCGGTCTATGTCAATCCCGTGAACTATTGGTGATGAAATGAAGCCAGCTCTAGAAGCACTACAAGATTTCCGAAAGTCGTACTCAGCGGAGTATGACCTGCGTCAACAAGTCATAGCTGATTTGGAGTTCGCGCTCATCCCTGGTATGCAGTGGGCTGGCTCAGACGCTAAACAATGGGCTAACAAACCGAAGCCAGAAAACAACAAGCTCTTCAAAAACATCATGGCGATTAATGGCCGGTTTCAAGAGGCTGAATTTGGCGCGCGCATCTCAAGCGCAAGTGATGAAGCAACCGATGATGATGCGGAGACGCTACAGAAGCTCTGGCGTAATGACTTCAATGGCTCTGATGGTGCTGATGCTCTGAATAAAGCATTTGAAGAGGCAAGCTTTGGTGGATTCGGCGCGTTCAAGGTAGTTGCTCGTTACGAAGACGAGGAAGACCCGCAAGATGACCAGCAGTACCTATCGTTTGAAATGATCGGCTCCGCTGCATCTAGTGTGTTCTTTAACGCTGGCGCCCTGCGTCGTGATAAGACGGACGCCGTTCAAGGCTGGCACTTACAGCGTGTTAATCGTGAGAAGACCGAGGAAGAGTACGGCGTTGATTTCAGATCGTTTCCCGCTGGCACCATGACTAACGGTGACTTTTCTTGGATTTGCGGCGATGGTGGACGTGATGTCTATATTGCCCACTACTATGAGCTGGTCAGTAAGACTATTGTTGAATATTCGGTTTACGATGCTGAGGGTGGTTCTTTCCTAATCACCAAGGATGGCCGCAAGTACACAGGGCCAGATGGGGAGCGAATCGACAAGGCAGACGTTGACCTGATACTGGAAGTAAACGAATACGACGAAAAGCGCCGGAAGGTTAAGTTTGTCGAGTATGCGGTCATGTCAGGCGATAAGTATCTGACCAAGCCTGCCAAATTGCCGTTTAAGAATATCCCGCTGATTCCAATGTACGGCTATCACCATGAAATAAACGGTATCGAGTTCTACTGCGGTGAAGTATGCCGCCAACGTGATTCCCAGAGATTCCTGAATATGGGCTTTGGTGCGTTGATGGAGATCCTGTCGGAACCGCAAGTAGCTAAACCTGAATACCTTCCGGAGCAGATGGAGCGACACAGACAGGCACGAGCTGAACAGTCAGTAATAAACCGTCCATTCCTGTTAAGCGACCCTGTACGAGACGAAAACGGCAATATCACGCACGTTGGCCCTATTGGTCGGTACGAGCCACCAGAGGCGCGTTCAGGGCTTGTCACGAGCCTACAGTTCTTGTCTCAGAACATACAGGAGCAATCGGCTAACGGTCAGGCAACACTACCGAGCAATTCCAGCGCCTCAGCAATTCAGCAGGTAAATGAACGTACTGATGATGCGTTCCTACCACTAATGACCTCCGCGTCTAGCTCTATTCGCGTTGCATGCCGAACCTGGATACCGGCGGCTCAGCAGCTTTACTTCACCAATCCCCGCAAACGTCGCGGCATGGAAGAAGACGGCAGCTACATTCAGGTCGAGACTATGGTTCCGTCTTATGACAATCAGCGCGGCGTCTACGGAATGACCAAAAACACAGCACGCGGACGCTATGATGTGTCAGTCAGGCAGGGAGAGAGCTACAGAACCAAGAAAGATGCCGAGAGAAACGCAGCAATTGAGATATTGCAATACGCTGATTCAGGTACTCCGCTTGGACAGATGGCGCTGCTGAGCGCAATCACCAACACTACAGGCGAAGGTATGCAAGATATGCGGACACTGGCACGCATTCAGCAGATTCAGTCACTGGTGCAGCAGTCGCTACCGCTACTTATGAACGGCTACCCACCAGAGAAGCTAGGCATCCGCTCTGAAGAAGAGCTGGCCATCATGCAAATCACTATTCAGCAGGTCATGCAGGCTCAGCAGCAAGAGAACCCACAAGCGCAAGCGATGGCAATGGAAGGGCAGGCCCGTATGCTTGAGGGTCAAGCGGCAATGGTTGATAAGCAGGTTGATATGTTCAACGCTGAAACCAAACGCTTTGAGGCCATACAGAAAGCTCAGAAGTCTGGAATGGATGTAAACAAGATGATGACTGAGATAGAGGGCCAGCAAATCAAGAACGCCACTGACCTTGCGAAACTTACCACAGGGGCTGCCCTACAATAGCGGGAGTGAACCCAACCAACCAAAGACCGGC